GTTCTGCCCACACCCGTTACACCTGTTTGACCATGAGCAAATGATGGAAAACCCGTGCTTTCGTCTGCTAACACTCTTGCTTTATCAAACAACTGCATATTCTCATTTGATACGTTAGGAAACTTAGTTCCAAATATAGCTTGACCCGGAGCACCACCTTGTCTTCTGAATATCTTTCCCGGATATACAGATAGATCTTGTCCTGGCACTAGGTTTGTTTCATCTACTTCTATGAGTAAGTTGCCTGATAATACTGCGTTGTCCACAGCCATTCTCATAAAGCCATTCATTAGAGTTTGTGTGTCATCCATATTCTCTGCTAAACCAACACCAAAGAATGAGTATGGATTTAACTCGTATGGTGCGGCCATGTAAGGTATCTTTGCAGGTTTGAATGGGTTTAACACTGCTCTTAAAACTCTACCACCACATACCCAAATATTAGCTTGTAGTTCGTCAAAGTCTTGTAGTTCTTTTGGTATATCTACTTCTTGTTCTTCTAGCATTGTAGTATCAATCATACCCCAATACTCAAACACTTCAAATCTTTCTACATAGTTTTCTTGGTTATAGTCTGTTAGATCATCTTCCCAATACTTCTTTACGTAGTTCTCTCCATCCATGATAACGCTCTCAATAACGTTTTCTCTAAAGAATGGTCTACGTTTTAAAGAACGTAACTCTGTTCTTGACATCTTATGTCTTTCAATAACGTATTGTGCTTGATCTATGTTTGTAGAGTCAGGGTCTGGATAGAAGTTCCAAACAGACACATGACTTATCTGTGGTGTTGTTTTAAATGTAGGATCATACTTGCCTTCTGCATCCCAATTAGGATATTCTTTATCTAAAGCAAAAGGTCCTTTCATAACTCCAGTTCCAAATAGAGACATCTCAAATGCAGTGCTTCTTAAATGTTTGTTAGCTCCTGATTCCTCTAGTTGGTCTGTTATTTTCTTTTCCATACTTTTTGCTGCAACCATCGCAGGACTGAACGTGATCGCTGTCGGAGTTTTACCCACACCTTCTTCAAGGTTTTTAATTTCCGACAAATCATCTTGCAAAGGTCCAAGCCTATCAAGTAAACTCTTTTCAGTAGAGCCTTTAGGGAGTTCCATGCCATCACCACTGAAACCATAAGGTGAAGTGATTGGAGAATCTCCACTAAGCTCTTCAGGTTTTTTCGGATCAAAGTTAACATCTTTCGCTACTCCTTCTGGTAATGTTGTAGGTTCTATGCTAATGGGAAACTTATTTCCTGCAAACAAAACATCAACTATTTGACCATAAGCAGCCAATGTTTTTGTTTTAGTTATCTTTATAAATACTCTAGATTTTTCTGCTTCAGTAAACTGAACATCAGGACCATAGATTCCTCTGTAGTTTCTGTAAGCTCTTGTCCATCTAAGTTCATCTTCGTATCTGTAGTCTTCAGACTTTTTGAACTTAGTCATTACATAGTCTGCTAATTTAGAAGCTGAAGAGTCATCTTCAGTGTCGTTTTCTTTAACGTCATTTAAAGCGATTGCTTCTTCTTCTTCTAGTAAAATATCTTCTTCTGCCATATTAATATCCAAATGTTGCGTCTGCTACAGGCATACTACTTTTTGGTCTACCTATAGGGTCATAGTCAAATATACTAAATCTAGGTCTTGACATAATGCCATATCTTAATGCGTCATAAATATGGTCTTCTGCTCTAGTATCCACATCTTCAGGATTCTTTTTGTCTAGAGGTATTGCTGGTAGTTGTGCTATACTATTCATACACGTATTAAAAAATACCATTCTTGGCTCTTCGGTAAACTCGTCTATCTGTAATCTTCTATGTATCTCGTTTTTACCTGATACTCTACTGCCTTTACTTCTATCAGATGGTCTAAACCTACAACCTCTTTGTATCATCTGTTCAGCCAAAGAAGGACCAGTATCGCCACGTTTATGCCAAAGAGAGCTATCCAAAACCCCATACTTAATATTTCCATCTTCAGACTCTAAATCTAGTATCATATCTGCCAAATCTGTGGCAAGAACTTTGCTAACATACAACTCTCTATATATAATAAGTTGCTCGTCTGGAGAAACAGCAAACCACAGCACAGCACTATAAGAACCATAACCATAGTCACAAGCACGAAATTTAACCCAATTTCTTGGAATGTCAAAAGGTTCAATAACGTGAGTATCCCTACTAAACTCAGTAAAAGCAGCACCTTCTTTAATATCCCAATCACCCTCAAGCAACTGTTTACGTTGGTGTTCAGGGAGGGATAGAAGCATCGCTTCATAGTCTCCTTGACTTGAGAGATATGGGTTGTCAGATAATCTAGCAGGTATGAATCTTCTTTTGAAAAGTGCTTCGCCTGCTTTACTATGCCCATCAGGATATTTAAGAACTTGTCCTGTCTCAATGTTTGTGGCATCAAATGCTCTTCCATAAGGTGCTGGGTCAATAAACATCTTCTTAACCCATTGATGACCCGGACCTCCTGGGTTAGTTGTCGCTCTCATGTACACTGGTAAATCAGCGGCAGTAGAACGTAGTCTTGACCTCATGTAGTTCCAAGCAAATGGTGTTGCCCACTGTGTTAATTCGTCAAAGCCTATCCAACTAAAGGCTAAACCTTGATATCTTAATACATCATCATCTCGGTCTAGGTAGGACATCCATAGTCTTGCACCTGATGGAGCTACCCATTGCATCTTTCTCTCTGACCACTTTATACCCTTGTATATTTGAGGATATAATTCTCTTGACTTCCAAACTAATTCTCTTAGTTCTTCTGTCGTGTGTCTTAGTAACAATCCACTAAACTGTGGATGATTCATATAACGTAGTGGATCTGCTAACATGGCATATGATTTACCACCACCTGCTGAACCACCATATAGAACTTCTCTTTCGGGTGATGCCAAGAACTCTGTTTGAGGACCTTCGTTAGGTCTAAAAACTATATTGTGTTCTTCTTGTGGTACAGCCTCTATATCTTCAACGATACTAGGCTTTTGCACCCGTTCTTTCTTCTTCGTAGGCTTTCGCTTTTTGTATTGCCTTTTCTGCCCATTCAGTCCATGACTTGAGAGTTCTAGCTTTGTTCTTACGTTGTCGCTCATTTATTAATCTTTTTCTTAATCCTACATGAGATATATCTCTACCTGTTTTTGTTGTCAACCAATTTGCAACTTGTCTGTACGAATATTGCTTTACATATTGTCTAGCAACTTCTATGGCTTCTAACTCAAAAGGTATAGGGTCAAGTAAATTAGAATCTTCTTCGTTAACCTTATAACCAAAAGGCACTATTCTTGCTATACGTGGTATCTGTATCCACTCTTTATCTTCTTTTAAATCTGTTGGTTGTGGTAGCTTCCACTTACCTAAACTTCTATTCATTTTCTCTTTTTTAAATTATCCACGAAAGTAACAGGATTTGCATATTTTTTTGTAGATAAACCTCCCACAGACATACCTACTTTAGCAAGTGGACTTTTATTTTCTTCTTTAATCTTTTGTTTAATTATTTTTATTTCTTCGTTTTTTCTTTTCTCACGTTCTTTTATTCTTTCAATTTGATTTTTAGCCACTCTGTCAATCGTAGCTTGTTTCCTTTTTTCACGTTCAGCTTTCTCTTGCATCTCTAACTCTGCTAATTGCATTTTTAGTGCCATTATATCCATACTATCCCCCTTGCTTTGGTGGTAATATCATCACACCACCCGATGCTTCTACTTGCACTTTCTCAGTTTTAATTAAACCTACTCTGTCAAGTAATTCTTTTGCTGCACCGAGTTTATCTCTAATACCTAATTGTGTTGGATCATCCATACCACTCACCATAGCAACTGCGGCCTTGGGTGCATTTCTACTCATGTATAGCTGTGTAGCTTCCATGATTTCATCTTTCATGGATGCAACAACTGCTGATGTGGATGAGTTCTCAGAATATCCTGCTAACAACTTAGCTTGTACAGGATCTCCATTAGCTTTGTCAAACAAAACTTCTAGAAACAACTTCTGTCTATCTGTTAGTTCTCTACTCAATGTGGTATACCTTGTGTTAAAACTCTGTCTATTAAACGCTGTGCTCTGTTGGGTGTCTGTCTGTACCAACGTGAGTCTTCCATCTGATTTGCCATTTCTTGATAGTCATTGTTGTTGACTGCAGCAATCATGTTCTTAAATTTACTTAAAGTTGGTCTTCCTAATTGAAAAGACATATTTGCCAATACTCTTTGTATCTCTTCGGGTAGTCCGTCAAAATCATCAAAGATTTGTTTACAGTCGCTTATAGAAACTTGTATGTCTCTTTCAAACCAATCATTTACTTGTTCGTGTGGTACAGGATACCCTATAGGTTTACCATAGTAATCTGTATCCCATTCTGTGATAAGATGCCCAATACCCCCGGTTAAATGATTTTCTGAACATAAATACAACTCATATTTTATACCCTCGTCATTAGCTATCTCGTCTTGTAGCTTAACCAAATTCATCGTCTAAGTCCTAATTTCATTTGTTGTTTACGTATTTCTTTTACGTGTAGATGCCAAAAATAGTTTCCTACTTTACTAATTATAGCAGAAATCTTTAAAAATGTCAAGGCTTTCCAACTCATTTCTTTTTCAACATCTTAGCTGCTTGTCCTACACCTTTGATACCAAAGGATGCAGATATGGCTATATACAACAGATACTGATACCAATCAGGTAGTGTAGCTAATATCTCAAAGCCTTCTTTTACATACTCTCTCATGCCCGGAATAAAGACTAATATAGCAGGAGCTAGTAGCACAACTAGTGCAAACTCGTCTTTCCACGAATCCACTGTAGCATCTGCCATCTTGCCTTCCCACTCAACCTGACCTGTTGCAACCTTTTCTGCAACAGTAGCACGAGCCTTTGCCTCTGCAACTTTAGCTTGTCCATCTGCCTTTGTTTTTTCTATTTTGTTTTGAAACCACGTTCCTGCGAGATTTGCTATTGGTCCTATTAGTGCTTGTATCATTTTCTATTTTCTCTTTTATTCTCTCTTGTTTTAATTTTTCTTTTAACTTAGCTGAATCTACGAAAGCTTGATGTTTTCTTTGCAATCTTGCGGGGTTGTTTAGAAAATTGTTTACCTCTTCTAGTCGCTTTGCGTTTAGCAGCCGAAGAGGCGGCGTATTCAGAGGGCGATAAAGCCTTAATTGCTTTTTCAGGTAAGTAACGCTCACCAGTTGCTTTACTCCCTTGTGTACTAGGTTTACCAGACTTTGTTCGCCATTTTTGTTTTGTCCACGCAACTAACGACCTTTGTGATTTTTTAAGTGCCATTCATATGCTTCCTTAATTTCTTCTATGGTTCTTTTGCATCCTATGCAAACATTGTCTTTTAATTTACATACACCTATGCAAGGTGTTAAAATCTTCCTACCCATTTACCTACAAACCAAGCCATTAATCCTGCAAAGAATAGTACAATTATACTAGCTATTCCGTAACCTAAATATTCCATTAATTCTTCTTTACGTTTTTGTGCCATCTTTTCTTGATAACGTCTTGACTTTCTAGCCTCTGCTTGGAATGCCTGCCAATCTTGCCAAAGACCTGGTCTGCCTAGATAAATCATCATCTTCTTGAGTTCTTCTTCTTTCTCTCTTATCTGTTCAAGAGCCATGAACTCTTCTAGGTCTGCACCACCTACACCT